AAAAGGCACGAACATTTATTGCAGCATCTCAAGACTCGCAAATGTTTGACAAAATACGAGCCGAAACAGATAAAAAATTGCAAGCCCAAGATGTTGAAATGGCTGAACTCCGTGCGATGATTGCAGAATTGACGGCTAAAAAATCCGGTCGCCCTAAAAAAGAATTGGTGGAGTAAATGGCCTACACATTACTGCAATTGGTAGATCAGGTTTCAGGCGAGTTAGGCTTGAGTCAGCCAGCTTCAGTAATTGGGTCAACCAACAACCAAACCATGCAATTCTTGGCCTTGGCGCAACGTCTAGGCAAGGATTTGGTGCGGGACTATGAATGGCAAAAACTAGTCCAAGCCTACATTTGGCAAACTGAAACGGCGGTAAGCACCACCGGCACAATTACAGCGGGTTCTCGCGTCATTACGTCTATTCCAAGCACGGCAGGGCTTGCAGTTGGCAACGTCATTACTGGCACGGGGCAAGCGCCCTATGCTGAAATTTTGACGATTGACAGCGCCACGCAGGTTACGCTAAATACGCCGGTTGCTACCTCTACCGCAGCAGTTTCAATGACGTTTGCCAAGCAGGACTATGATTTACCAAGCGGCTACGACAGAATGATTTCTGACACCAACTGGGACAGGACTGATCACTGGCGTAACCTTGGCACAAAATCATCTCAGGATTGGCAATTCTTGCAGGGCGGCATTATTTCGATTGGCCCAAGGGAACGCTACCGCATTTACAACGGCAAGTTTAGGATTTTCCAAGCACTGACCACTGTTTACAACTTTTCGTTTGAATACGTTTCAAACTATTGGGTATGTGCAACCGGCTCAAGCGTTGGGTCTAAACCAGCATATACAGCGGATTCAGACACATCAATTTTTCCTGATGATTTGATGTTGTCGGGTTTGCGGTTTTATTTCCTTAAAGCCAAAAAGTTGGATTACGGCGCAGAACTAGCTGAATTTAATCGCGCATTGAGCTATTGCAAGGCTGGTGACGTACCTGTATCGGCTATGAGTTTAGCGCCTGTGGGCATGAATCAGCTAGTAGGCCCGTGGAGTGTGCAAGATGGCAATTGGCCTAGTGTTTAAGGAGATGATATGAAGCTAGATGGTTTGTATGCAAATATTCAGGCAAAAAGGGAAAGAATAGCTGCGGGGTCGGGCGAGAAGATGCGTAAGGCAGGCACTGAGGGCGCACCTACAGCTAAAGACTTTAAACAAGCTGCAAAGACCGCCAAGCCTGAGAAAAAGAAATAAAGCCTAATGTTAAATTCATTTGCAAGGGCGGGGGGGTTAAGAACTCAAAGCTCTACAACCATCACAATCCCTGCGCCTATTGGCGGGTGGAATGCAAGGGATTCGTTGGGATCAATGCCAATTGGGGATGCGGTAACACTGACAAACTGGTGGCCTGGCACTAACTCTGTGGTTTTGCGTTATGGCTACACCAAATTTGCAACAGGCATCACAGGTCAAGTTGAAACAGTACTGGCGTATTCAAGTGGAACAGCAAACAAATTGTTTGCCGCTGCCGGTACAAACATTTACGATATTACGGCTGGCGGCGCAGTAGGCGCTGCGGCTGTATCTAGCCTGACCAATGGTCGTTGGCAATATGTCAATATGACAACAACGGCTGGCTCTTATTTGATGTTGGTTAATGGCGCAGACAAATTGCGGTTTTATACTGGCTCGGCGTGGGCAAAAGATGGTGATGGCGGTGGCTATGACATTACAAACGTAGATACGGCGACTTGCTCAAACATTACTTTGTTTAAAAACAGGGTTTGGTTAATTCAGGATGGAACATTAAAGTCTTGGTATTTGCCCATTAATAGCATTGGTGGCGCGGCTGTAGCGTTGGATATGTCTAGCTTAGTTCAGATGGGCGGTTACCTTGTAGCTGCTATGACATGGACGCTAGACGCTGGCTATGGCATGGATGATTATTTAGTGTTTATCACCTCAAATGGTGAAACGCTAGTTTGGCGATTGACTGATCCAACAACGCCATCAGGCATTGCATTGATTGGGGTTTATCAGCTAGGCGCTCCCATTGGCAAGCGTTGCTGGGTTAAGTATGGCGGGGACTTGCTTATCATTACGCAAGACGGCATAGTGCCTATGGCTGGTGCGCTGCAAAGCTCACGCCTTGACCCTAGAGTGTCAATAACTGACAAAATTCAGTATGCAGTAAGCCAATCCATTTCACTTTATTCAGTTAATTTTGGTTGGGATATTTTGTATTTTCCAAAAGAAAATCAGCTAATCTTAAATGTCCCAATTATTGAGGGCAACCAACAACAGCAGTATGTGATGAACAACATCACAAAATCGTGGTGTAACTTTACAGGATGGAATGCTAATTGTTGGACACTATATAGGGATGACCCTTATTTTGGTGGTAATGGCTATGTGGGTTTAGCGTGGAATGGATATGTGGATGACACATCAGACATAACCAGTTTTGGGTTGCAATCTTTTCAAACTTATGGGCAAGCCAATCAAAAGCAGTGTCAGATGATTCGCTATCACCTGTTCACAGACGGCACTCCTGCTGTGTATGGCAATGTAAACGTTGATTACAATTTACTTGACAGCAGTGCAAGTTTAAATTTTTCGCCAATAGATTTTGCTCGTTGGGATGCTGCTCTTTGGGATACGGCTTATTGGGGCGACAATTTAGTGCCTAGTGCCGATTGGCAAGGCGTTACCGAGATTGGTTATTCATTTGCGCCAATCCTTAAAACAGCTAGTCAAGGCGTACAAATTCAATGGGTAGCGGCTGATTTGGTGTTTACTGATGGCGGGACTTTGTGATCGTATTGGGTCACGAGGTTGGGCGGTGGGTAGCGGCTAAAAATAATCAGATGTATTTTGAAGCTAACAGTCAAGCAGTTGGCTGGGAAAAAGATGGTGAAATTGTTGCTGGTGTGATTTACGATGGTTGGAACAAGCGCTCAATCGTATGCCACATAGCAGCAACCGAAAGCTTAACGGCAACATTTTTAGCTAAAGTCTTTGATTATTCGTTTAGGCAGCTTCAGATTCACAAAATGATTGCAACAGTGTCAAGCAAAAATTTTAAAAGTATTCGACTTGTGACTCACATGGGCTTCAAAGAAGAAGCTAAAATCAAGGATGCACATCCGTCAGGGGACATTGTTATTTTTACAATGACCAAAGAAGATTGTAAATTTTTAGGGGAAAAGTATGTCAAAAGACTCACCATCCGCACCAGCACCGCCTGATCCAACAGCGGTTGCACAAGCGCAACTTGCCGCAAATAAAGAGTCGGCTTTGGTAACGGCTAGGCTTGCTAATCCCAATACTGTCAACCCTTACGGTAAGTCAACGACTAGGTATGGCGCAGACGCATTTTATGCAAATAATCCAGCCGCTGCCGAGCAATACAGAAAAGAAAGTTATGGGTTATCGCCTGAAGACTTTGCTAAAATGTATTCTAAAGACCGCCTTGGCATGATTAACGCATATGACGAATACACGCCATATGTTACGCAAGAGCTTGATCCTTATACGCAAATAACGTATGACAAACAAAAGGAATTAACAAGGCAACTAACAGATTTGTCAAAATTGGGTGCAAAAACTGCAACCGATATCATGGGTACGCCTTATAGGTATGAGGGGCCAGGGGCAAACTTCACTTTTGATAAGGGTGGAGCAATTTCTCAAGGGCCTGACGCAAGTGCGTTTACGGCTGGAGCAGGCCCTGACGCAACTAAATTTCAGGCGGCAGGAGGCCCAAGCGCGGCTAATTTTATGGCAGGCGGTGCGCCTAATTTTCAAGACTACTTAGCAGGCAAATCTTTAGATACAAGTGGCGTTGCAAAAATGCCGATCAATTCCGGCACAACAGCGCAACAAGCAATCATGGCGCGGCTAAATCCGCAAATTGCAAAGAATCGTGTAAGCACTGAGACTCAACTAATTAACCAAGGCTTGCGGCCTGGCTCAGAAGCCTACAACAACGCAATTAACTTGTTAGGGCAACAAGAGAACGATCAACGCACCCAAGCGGTCTTACAAGGTCTTGGTTTAGACATGAGCGCCAATGCCCAAGGCTATAATCAAGCGCTGTCAACAGGGCAATTTGGCAATTTAGCCCAAGCTCAAAACTTTGGGCAAGGATTAGCGGGACAAAGCCTTTCTAACCAAGCGCAAGCCCAAAACTTTGGGCAAGGTAATATTCAACAGCAACTGTATAACCAAGCTCAAGGGCAAAACTTTGGGCAGGGTGTTACTGCACAGAATGTAGCTAACCAAGCGGCTGGGCAGAACTACACGCAAAACTACAATACCATTGCCCAAAACAACGCGGCCCAACAACAACTGTATGCTCAAAATTTACAGAAAGCGAATTTTGAGAATGCAGCGCGGCAGCAATCGTTGCTAAATGACATTGCAGAACGTCAAATGCCATTGAACGAAATTAACGCATTAAGGGCGGGTACACAAATAGTAAACCCACAATTTTCACCTTACACTGGCGCAAATGTGGGGGCAGCACCAATCGCTCAAACCATGCAAAACGCTTATGCAGGCCAAATGAATGCGTACAACCAAGACGTAGCAAGTAACAATGCGACTATGGGCGGTTTGTTTGATCTTGGAAAAGCTGCAATTCCTTACTTTTTATGATAATCAATAATGGGAGGTTAAATGCCTGATGTCAATTTAGCTCCAACCAACTACGAGTTGGAGGCAATGCAAAAGCGGCGCAAAATGGCTGAGTTGTTAATGCAACAGGCGCAACAACCAATGGAAATGCCGCAAATGCCTGGTGTGCGTATCAGCCCAATTTCAGGGATTGCCAAGCTGTTGCAAACCTATACTGCAAATGAAAAGTTAAAAAAAGCAGACACAGAAGAAAAACAATACCAATCAGATTATTTATCCGACCTTGGCTTTCTTTTGCGTAATGCAGGCAAGACTACGCCTGCGACTGAGGCAATTCCCGAGAAAACCGAAACCATTACAACGCCTATTGACGCTAACCGCAATTTGCAGGAAGTGGCTTTGCGGCAAAGCACAATGCGTGACCCCAATGCAGCCATTAATCCATTTGAAAGACAGATGGGCATGGATGAACGAGCACAAATAGCTAAATTGCCTGGCGAGACTGTTGAAGAAAGAGTCACTCCCGCAGTCCCCGCTGTGCAAGGTTCACCCATGTTGTCGCCTGATCTGTTAAGCGGCAACAAAGCCAACGGTTACATCAAGACCGGCGCGGGAAAGATGGCATTGGCTCAGTATCTAATGCAACAACAAGCCCAACAGCAAGCAGCGGCTCAAAGACAGCAAGAGGCGGCTTTGGCGGTGCATTCGGTTCCACCTGGCGCGGCTTTGGTGCAAAACAACAAACCTGTTTACACAAATCCCAAAGATTCACCTGTGCGTGAAATCAAAACTATTGATAAAGTTACTGGAATGCCTGTAACTAAGTACGTTCCCGAAAATGTGCTTCAAACCATGGGTGATATACCTGATCAATTTAAAGGATTTGCGTCTGACTTGATCATGGCTAAGAATTTGCCACCTCAAATTTTAAACGACCCGCAATTGTTGAATTTGGTTGGCTCGCAATTGAATAAAGCCGCTGGTCAAGTTACGCAAGAAGATGTAGCCCAATATATGTTGAAAGTGGCAGAGACTAGAGCCAAACTTGGCTATGAGGGAATTCCTTTTGCCGAGCCTAAACCATTGGTGGCGGCATCTAATCCTTTGATCAAACCAACATTGCCTAAAGGTGTGCCATTGGACGCAGTTCCAACTGGTAAATTCACACCCGAGGGTAAGCCTGTTTACAAATCGCCCAACGGCAAAACTTATGTGGAGGATTGACAAATGGGTGAATACATAGGTGAATTAGTAGATGCGCCCGTTGTCAAGCCAAAGGCAAAAATAAATCCGGCCTTAATAAACGCATTAACGCCAGCGCAGCAAGCAATGCCTACACAGGCAATGCCTACGCAAGGTATGCCAAGCCAATCAAATTTAAGCCCTAAAAGCCGAGAAGCTTTAGCATTGGAGCAGGCAAAAAGAGCAGCAGACCAAGCTACCGCACCGCCTGGTGCATCTTTTATGGACAAAGCAAAAAAGTTAAAAGATTTTGAGGGATTTTTAACAGAATACAAAAATGAGTTAGACAAAGACTTAATGGTGTTTCCTAAAGAAATACCAATATTGCCAAGCCAAGGTCTATCTATTCCATTGCCAGTTGGCTCTGACACTGCGCGAATGAATTCAAAGTACACGGCTTTGTTAATGGGGCTAAAAGATGCTTACGAGCTTGGCGCATTAACCGGCCCTGACATGAGCATTGTGGAATCTCAAATAACAAATCCTGCAACTATTGCTGGCGCAATGACAAGCCGAGATGCTATGCAAGAACAAGTAAAAGTTTTAGAGGGAATACTTCAAAGAAGCAAGCAAAACCTTGAATCTTCTTACGGCAAAAAAATGGAATATGGCGCACCTCAAGCCGCACCTGGTAGTTCAGGCGGGTGGAAAGTGATTAAATAATGGCTGATCAAATTTACAAAGTTCAAGACCCACAAGGCAACATTCGAGAGATTAGTGGCCCTGCTGGTGCGTCTGACGCTGATGTAATTGCTCAAGCGCAAAAATTATTTGCTAATATTCCTGTAAAGCCTGCTTATATGCAAATACCAGGCGGGGAAAATGTAACTTTGCCAAATCCAAAACCTGTTTCTATGCAAGACCGCATTATGGGTGCAGTTGAAACACCGGCAATCATTGCAGGCCAAGTTGGTCAAATGGTAGCTACACCTGTTGCCCGAATGTTTGGCGAAGCATATGGCGGTTATGGCACTCCACAGGGTAGGGAAACGGGGCAAAGAGCCGCCCAAGTAACTAGCCAACAGTTTTACCAACCTCGCACAGAAACAGGGCCTGATATTGTTAGCGCAATGGGCAAGGCTTTAGGTGCTTTGCCGCTTACATTGGGGTCTACTGGAGCAACGCTAAATGCCATAGCGCCAGCGGCAATTAGGCAAGTTAGGGGCATGGTTGCACCTGTTGCATCAAGCACTCAGCAACGCATGGCAACGCTTTTACAACCTAAAAATCCTCAAATGGTGGGCATGGGTGCGGCATCAACAAATCCAGCTTTAATACGCCAAGAACGAGCTTTGCAACAGGGCATTCCTTTGACCAAGGGAGAGCAATTACAAGACTTTGGTCTTTTGAAGCGCGAATCCGATTTGCCAAAAGAAAATCCAGAATTGGCAAAAGGTTTGACTGTATTTAAAGAAAATCAAAAACAAAAGATTTTGCAACGGTTTGAAGATTTAGCAGAACAAACAGGAACAAAGATTGCGCCTGTGGATACAAATTTGAGAAGCGTTGGTACTATTGTTGATAAAGAAATGGTCAAACAATTTGATGCCAAAACCCTCAAAGTGGACAATGCCTACCAAGCAGCTCGAAATGCTGGCGAAACCAAACAAGTAGTAAGCACTCAACTTTTGGAACAATGGTTAGAAACTAATGCGCCAGAAGCTATTTCTGTTTCTGCAATTAACACTATTGGAGCAAAATTAGAACAACTCAAAAAAATCAAAAATGGACAAATTACCATTGATGATTTAGAGGGATTGTATAAATCTGCGGGTCAATTGGGTGAGGCTGGTAAGCCATCCGGTTTGTTCATGAGGCAAGTTAAAGACGTTATCAACGACATGACCGAGGGCGCTGGCGGGGACTTATACCGCGCCGCCAGAACGCAACGCAAAGAGCTTGCAAATGACTTTGAAAACACTTACCGCGTGGCTAAATTGCTTGGCACTAAGGGCGGCTATGCAGACCGCGCTGTGGCGTTAGATGATGTGTTTTCCCATGTTGTCCTTGATGGCAGCTTGGAAGAAATGCGGACTGTCACCAAGTTGTTGAAAAAAGGTGGGCCACAAGGTCAACAGGCTTATGCAGAACTTCAAGGCCAAACCGTTCAATATCTAAAAGACCAGCTCACCAAAAATGCAAGCGATCAACTTTCATTTGCTAAACTAAAAACAGCAATTGATACCCTTGATAGCGAAGAAAAACTTGTTTATATGTTTGGCAAACAAGGCCGTCAAACATTAACAGATTTGCGAGATACTTTAAAAGATGCTTTGGTCAAGCCGCCTGGTTCGGTTAACTACTCTAACACTGGTAGCGTGATTACAAGGTATTTGGATAGCTTAACAAATTCAATTGCACCAAAATTTGCAAAAGATTTATTGAAAAATCGAGAAGTTAAAAAACAAGTGGAAGAATCCACAAAATACGATGCTTTGGTTGAGGCTTTGAAAGGTACAAAATGAGTTACAACGGTTCCGGCACATTTCAGATTAACTCCACCGGTCAGCCGGTTGTTGGTGGCACGATTATCAGTTCGGCTACCTTTAACGCACTAACGGCAGACTTAGCCACAGGGTTGACCACAGCCATCACAAAGGACGGTCAGACCACTACAACGGCTCGGATACCCTTTGCCCTAGGGATTAACTCTACGCTTGTTACAGACGCTTCTAGCACGACTACAGGCTCAATCATTACGGCGGGTGGTGTAGGAATAGCCAAAAAACTTTATGTAGGCACAGACGCAAACATTGCTGGCACTTTGGGGGTTACAGGTGTCGCTACGTTTAGCGTGTCACCTGTTTATTCAAGTTTGACGGCTTCAAGTGCTGTTGCTACTGATGCCTCTAAAGCACTGGTTAGTGTGACAAACACCGGCACAGGTTCAAATGTTTTAGCAACAAGCCCAACAATTACAACCGCAACACTTGCATCAGCTAACTTGACTACAGCATTAACGCTTGCTGGCGCGGCTGGAACAAATGGACAAGTTTTGACAAGTGCGGGATCGGGTTTGCCTACTTGGGTGACTCCATCGGGTGGCTTTACTCTTGGGACTCCAATAAATGCAACCTCGGGCACAGTTATTACTTTTACTGGAATATCTGCCGGTGCAAAGCAGGTTATTGTTAACTTTAAAGGGGTGTCTAGCAATTCTACTTCTAATTTTTCAATTCAACTTGGTACAAGTGGAGGATTTGCTACATCGGGATATGAAAGTCAGGCAAGTTCTCTTCTTAACGGATCGCCTTATATAACCTTAGATCAATCAACCACTTTATTTGTACTAACGGGTTCAAGGTCAGAAGGATCACTGTCATCAGGGTCTATTACTTTTACATTGGAAAACGCATCTACTAATATATGGGTTGCTCATGGATTGCTATCTAGTTACAACGCAGAAAAAATGCAAGTGTCTGGTGGATATGTAACATTAAGCGGGGCTTTAACTCAATTACGGATTCAGGCGCTAGGCGATACGTTTGACGCAGGTGCAATCAACATTGCTTACATTTAAGGTTAAAAATGAAAAAAATAATTTCTGATTGTTCAACTGGGGTTGTTTCCATTGTTGACCTTACCACCGAAGAAATAGCGGAGGTTGAAGCGTCAAAGGCGGCTTATGTGCCTCGCTCCACACCTGCGCCAACTAAAGAGCAGCTTATGGCAGAACTTGCTGCCTTGACTGCAAAAATTGAAGCATTAGCGTGATTGAAGACACAACCACCAAGATAGCTGTGCATGAAGCTGTCTGTGCAGAGCGTTATGCGGCTATTGAGAAGTCTTTTGTTGATGGCGATAAGCGCATGACTCGGATTGAATATCTGTTGTACACGGTGATTGTGTGCGTTCTTTTTGGGCCAGGCGTTGCTGGCGAGCTTGTTAAAAAAGTCTTGGGGCTGTAAATTGATCCGTTCACAGCCGCCCTTGCCGCTATTGCCGCTATCAAGCAGGCCGTATCTTTTTACAAGGATTGCAAAGCGGCTTCCAAAGATGTCACCAACATCACAATGGAAATATCGAATTACATCGGTAAATTTTTTGATGCCCACGAACAAGTCAAAACCGCCGCTGCAGAGCAGAAAAAGAATCCACCAAAGGGTAAGTCATTAAAAGCCCAAGCCCTTGACAACATTTTCCAAGAGATGGAGCTTGAGCGCCAAGCGGTAGAGTTAAGGGAATTGTTGATCTACGGCGTTGATCCAGCGTTGGGTGCGGTGTGGTCAAGGTTTCAAGAAGAGTTTGAAAGGCTGCAAGAGGAGCAAGAAAAGGAAAGGCTAGAACAAGAAGCAAAAGACAAGGTCGCACTATGGCAACGGCGAAAAATGCTAAACAGCCTGCAAGACAGAGCGTTAATAATCGGGGCGGTGATGATCGTTACCCTATACCTCCACCTCCTGTTTCTCGCAATACGCCAAATGAAGATAATCAAGTGGGGTTCTTAATAGCTTTCTTGAGTATGGTGGTGGTGTTTGGTTTGTTGTTGCCAATCTTGGGAATGATGTATTTGGACATTTTGGAAGTTAAGCAAGAAACAAAGCGCCAGCAAGCGGTGGTGCAAAGATTAATCAATAAAGCAGAGGAAAACAAATGATTCCCATAGTCGCATCCCTTTTGGGGACACTTGCTCAAAACGGCCTTACCTTGCTTTCAAGCGCCATTCAAGCCAAAGGCAAAGAAGTAGTCGAAAACACTTTGGGCGTGAAAATCCCCGACAACCCAACCGCCGAAGATGTTGGCAAGTTACGCCAATTGCAATTTGACCACGAAGAACGCCTGTTAGAGCTTGGCATTGAAAAAGCAAAGATGGAATTGGCTGAACTGCAATTATTTGCCGATGCCGCCAAGAACGAGGATAACAACGTCACAGACCGCTGGAATTCAGATATGGCATCTGACTCTTGGTTATCCAAAAACATACGCCCCATGAGCCTTATAGCCATCTTCTTGGGCTATTTTCTGTTTGCCATGATGTCCGCATTTGGTTACAACGCCAATGAAAGCTATGTGACCCTTTTGGGTAACTGGGGGATGCTGATAATGGGCGCATACTTTGGCGGACGCACGGTTGAGAAACTTGCAGAAATGAGGAAGAAATGAAAGCCAAGCTAACTTTTCTTGTGACCCTAATGGTCAGCTTTACCTTGTGCATTGTTGTCGTTGGCATGGTGGGCGTTTTGATGGGTGGTTTATTTGATCCCCTTGTAGATAACGCAGAAATATTCAAACTCATATCGCCAGCATTTCAAACCATTGTTGGCGGCTTTATTGGCTTGCTTGCTGGCGTAAAACTGTCGCATGGCGAAGAGGAGGAAAAATGAGCTTAAGCACCGAACAAGCGGCTTTTCTATTAGATGCCTGCAAGCTAATTCAATTTGCCACAGAGCAAGGCTTTATGGTGACCGGCGGTGAACTGGCAAGAACTCCCGAGCAACAAGCTTTGCACTTTAAGGCGGGTCGGTCTAAGACCATGAATAGCATCCACTTAAAGCGTTGCGCCATAGACTTGAACTTCTTTAAGGATGGAAAGATTATTTGGGATAAGGTGGCTCTTGCGCCTCTTGGGGCTTATTGGGAAGCTCTTCACCCAAAGAATCGTTGGGGAGGGAATTTCTCCAACTTGGTGGATTGTCCTCACTTTGAACGTGTGCCAACAGCATAGCAAAGAGGATTAGCGTTCCAATCCCAATAATTGCGCCAATGGCTAAAGCAAGAACGGTGGCAATCATTTATCTTCCTGCTTATGGATAAACAATCTTTTCTCCAACCTTTGAATTCTGCGCTCGTTATATTCAATGGCAGCGTCCGCATATTCGGCGGCGGTTTCGGCTTCAAGCTTGCGTAAATGGCTTTCTTGCAATTCGGCGTAAATTACCTCTGAAATAGTCTTGGCTCTAAGAATGTCTTTTATATATTTAATTGTTGTTTCTCTAAAGGTCATGTGTTCCCCTTAATTGCCAGCCCATTAAAAAATAAATCCATCGGGTTTGAATGCTGGTACTAGTGTATCGATCATTGATTTTGTCAAAATCTGTATAGCCTTTGGCAATCATCATGGCCTCAAATACTTGCTGTGCTTTAGTCATCAAATTAATTCCCGCTGTACTGGCACAAATTGCCATTCACGCTCGGCTCGGCCTGAGTTGGACTTGGTGGTGCGCCCCGTAAGCTCCACACGCCCATCCTTTTCAAGCTCTTTCATGCGCCTAGCCACTTGGTTGCCATCAAGCCCCACAAGCTCGGCTATGCCATCCTTGCCCATTGGCCCAAAGCGGCGCAAGCACTCCACAATCTTTTCAAAGTGCTGCTTGGCAAGGTCAATGGATTGATCCGCTGCGGCGTGGCTGGTGGCGGGGTCTAGCCCCCGTGCTCTAAAAAGGAATTTGTCCATCATCTCTATCCTCTTGTTTATTTGTCTTTTCCTCCAAGTCATAGCAATTAGCCCATCCATTCCAACCACCGTCCAAAAGCGGCATTGAATCCATCTTAATCTTGAGATTGTCGTTATCGTCTAAAAACACCGACCCAATGGTTTGGTAGCGTTTCTTTTCTTGACCATCTTTGGTTTTGTATGTGCCAGTAATGACAACAATGTTTTTAAACTTTTTCATGGGAGACTTTCTAATTGTTGGATTTTTAGGTCTACATCACCCAAAAACTGGATGACTGAATTCTCAAGCAAATTAACCATTTCGGGGTCATAGTTGATGCGCTTGATGAATAGCTGATGTTTTTCGGGCAACCGAGGATCAAAACTTACAAAATCGCACCAAGGGCGGTCGGCACAAGCCATTTGCCACATCATTTGCGTAATGTACTTCTCGGGGACTTTGCGGTCTAACAAGGTTTGGAGATGGGTCGCCGTATTTGGCGCTTTGATTTCGACCATCCCCTCGGCAGCTAGGCCATCAGGGGACGCACCCGACATTGTGATCCAAGGGTGATCGATAAACCCCACCTCGGTGACTAGCAAGTCCATCCGCGCCTCATAAGCAGCTCGAGCAAACGGCTCGGTTTCTGTACCCCATTGCATGGCTGAATTGCTGTAAGACTCGGCAGGCTTGCCTGTTAAGCGCTCGCAGACCAATTGGGCAAGGTAATTCTCGCGGCTGGCGCTTGGCCCTGTCTTAGTCTTGGCAATAATGTCTGCCACACGGCTTGCGGTGACTTTACCGCACCTAGCGGCAAACCATTCTTCTGTGCGTTGTTCCATTATTCGCCCCTTGCTTTCATCATTGCATCCGCAAATTGATATGCTAATTCAGCAGGACTGTTAACGTCATAATCTTCTGATAATGCACATTCACTTAATGCAAAAGGAAGAGCTTTAGCCGCAAAGTAATCTCGCAAAGTCATGCCTGTTTGGTCGGTGCGGTTAGGGTTGGGAAATGCGTTCATTTGGTTAACTCCTTAGACAATGTTGCTTCCAATGCGGCCTTTTTAGCGTCTTTTTTGGCGATAACCTTGGCTTGCCATGCTTGCTCGCCATTTGTCGCCTTGTACGCCTGTTTATAGGCTTCCTGAAGCTCTTTAATGGTGATCACTTCATCCATTGCCGCAAGTAAGTCAGCTAGTTGGTTTTCATTGACTGTGGACTTGATTTCGGTGCGGCGGCTGGCGCTGTTACCGTCATCATCCTCAGGCGCTAAACCTGTTGCCGCCAACAAGCTGTAACGCCTGGCATAGGTCAAAGCCGAGCCGTAACCCTGTGGGTCTTGCTTGCCAGCGGGAACGTGCAAAAGTCCGCATTCCATCACCTCGCCCGATTCATGCACAAACACGGTCTCCACCATTACGCCGTCTTTGGACTCATAGGTGCGTTGCATAAGACCTATGCCATTGGCGTTTAAAGCCTCTATAACGGCTTCAATGCAATTGGATAGGTCGGCGTATTTGGATTTGAAATGCGGGTTTGTAGAGGTTTTAAGAGCTGGGCCAAAGGCTCGCTGTGCTTTGACAAAAGCTGCGGCAATGTGTTTTCCGATAGGTGTTTCCATGATTTTCCTTAGTGAAATTTAGGGCCACAGGTCACATCTACGATGGTCTCTGCGGTAAAGCCGTTAATCTTGCGTTTGCCAAACACGGTTATGGCACGAAGCCCCGAGGTTTCGCATTGCTTGATAGCGTCAATGACCTCGCTACGACCCATCGATTGAATCTGTTTATCCATGATGAGCTGTTGTTCTGTTAACTTGGGTTCGCTGGCGCAACCAACTAGCGCCAAAAGTAAAAGGGCGTATTTCATGGTTATCCTAAAAATGGTTGTTAAGGAGTGAGCTGTAAACCCTTGCGGCACGTTTGGTGTCAGGTTCGTAGTCGGTGTGCTCTTTGGTGCATTGCAAAAAGTATTTGTATTCGGCTTTGGTAATGTCGTAAGTGATGTCAATTTCGCCTTGGGTGACAACAAGGTCAAACTCACCACTTAATTCCCAATCATCACCCTCGCACCAAAACCATTCAACATTAACCTCGCCAATGCGGTTTAAGTATTCTTCAAATGTGCCTGTTTCTTCCATCATGCTCTCCAAACAAATAGGTCGAGAGCAACCACCACAATGGCGGTTATGGATACAACCCACAAAGCGACTTGTGACCAGTCGGTGGGTTTTTTGTATTTTTCTATTTCAAACATATTTACTCCTAAAAGACCCTGTGCGAAATTGCTGGGGCATGGGTGCATTGTTAAGCCAACTAAACATTAGGTCAAGCATTATTTATAGGTGTTTTCCCTAATGTCGCATTATTGTTAATTAGGCTTTACAATCCACTTATGACAAAAGAAGAATTAGTACAGTTGGCAGGCTCACAAAGTGAGCTTGCTAGGATATTGAGGATTTCTCGGGCGGCGGTCTGTTTGTGGAAAAAAGTTCCTGAGCTGCGGATGCGCCAGCTTAGAGACTTGCGCCCTGAGTGGTTTGTTGTATAATTTTTTGAAACACGGCTAAAAGCGGATTGATCCCCGCTTTGAAAAGGGTACTCCCCCCCTGCCGTTTGTTTCTCTCAGGGAGTTTGCGGAGAAAAAAATCATGGAAAATTTGTCTTTGTACGATGTGGATTTGTTTGGTCAATCAACAAAACCACAAGCAAGCGGCGTTGTCTCGCAACGCTTTATCATGCCCCCTTTTACAATTTTGGACGCTAGGGG